TTGAAGCACATGAGTTTAGTGATAGGAATAATCAAATTATCAAAGACGATAAAGATAACGTCTTGGTATTTTGTGATGCAGAATATCCATCATATGATGCGATGGACTATGAACCAGATCAGTTGCAGATGCAGATGGAGGCAACACCTCCACCTGTTGTTGAACCACCACCAGCACCAGAAGTGGATGCACCTGAGGTTCCACCAATAACTCCACCTGAAACTGAGTGTCCTGCACCTAATCAGCCGCGAGTGGGTGACTTAACACAGGATGGTAGTGAGAAAGTTGTAGGACATGAACTACAAGGCACTACCTGTGTGGTATTGTATGAGGACACTACTGCTGCTGAGAAATATCTTCCCTCTACAAATCAGGTCAGCACTACAGCAGCGATAGCAGTGGTAGCAACAGCGGCAGCTGCTGCAACACCATTATTATTGAGAGTTATAAAACCAGTCATTAAAAAACTCACTACGACTGCACAAAGGAAGTTAGGTAAAGAACCACCTAAGTTAAGTCGTAATGAGATACAGTGTAATAGATATCGTGAGAAAAAAGGACTACCACCTTTCAAAATTCCTAAGAAAAGCATCGTCAATAGGTTTAAAGGTAGATATTTTAAAAAGAAAGATTAATTATTACCGATAGATATTTCTTTTAAGACACTTGAATTACCACTAGGTATGATATGTTTATGTGGAGTAACTCCATTCACACCTTTTACCACAACGTCTGCACATATACTATAGTATGGTGACTTTGGATGGAATGATATTCCATCCTTCATTAATTGACCACAATTTTTTAGTCTCGCGACCTCAAAATCTAATCTTTTATTAGCAGTCACTTGTTTTTGTAGAGCTATTTGTGTAGCAACTGCTTCTTTACATTGTTCTTGTGCTTCTTTATCTAATGGTTTAGACCATGTAGCACTAACACCTATTGAAATGTTATAGTTATCTTTCTGTGCTGTTCTTGTAGGAACGTAGTAGAGTATGTCCCCAGGATTGTCTAACACACCGTTATCATCTAGGTCAGACATGTCGTACACTGGCGAATCCCAGTAATCTTCATATGGTTTTTGTGCTGATGCTGTTCCTGTTGCATATGGTGTAACGTTGAGTGTTGCACCTTGACATTGTATACCACCACCATAAGTGTTAGTAATATACGGTCCCTGTAACACCTGTATAGCTTGATTGGTGACACTGCCACTGGAATTCGCGATCGGCGATGCAGTCGCACTAACTCCACCAACTGTTTCTGCTATAGCAGACGGCATAAACCCAGTCATAGCAAGGGATATTGCTATTGACTGAAGATACTTGTTGTATCTGTTACGCTTGTTACGTTTGTTGTGCGATTTATTACTGTGTGATTTGACAACCCTGGTCCTTGCATCGTTTCCGTGTATTGAAACGGTGCTCCTGGTGTCGTCTGTGTAAAGGTTGGTGTTGACCCTACTCCTGTCCATGTTGTATTCACTCCTTCAATCGTTACATTATTAGTTGTAGTGGTTGGTGATAAATTATCGTTGGTTGTTATCCCATTCCCTGTGACAGACCACTGATAGCCTGTATTATAATCCATCGAATTTATAATTTCTGTCACAGTAGAAGTCGTTTCCGTGTGGGTAGTCATCGAGCCCTGTTGGAAATTTGGGACCACAGGCACTGCTATGACTGGGGTTACGCCCATAGCAAAAAACATGAGGAATAGTTTAGATATATTCCTCATGATCTTAATCAAAGATAGTTACTTCACTTACGAACTGACCTGTTGTAGATGTACCTACGTTACCTGTACCTGTTAGAGTGATTGCGTGTGCAGCAGTTATAGTTCCTGGTGCGTTAGTTGAATCATTCTGTGTACCTGCACTTGTAATGGTTACAGTACCAAAGTCTGAGTATTCAGAACCTGTACCTGCTATATCACCTTGTGTCCATGCCTGAGAAAAGGAAAATGATCCAGTTCCGTTAGTTGTTCCTTGACCTGCTGTGATTGTACCGACTGTTCCAACACCAGTTGTTGCATTATAAGAGTTGACTCCTAGTCCACCAGTAGTTGTTACTGCATCATTACCAGTTCCAACTGTATGACTAGTGGTAACATTAGTACCAGAGATGGAGTATGAGTTTCCCATCCTTGAGTATGTGGCTGATTGTGCGTCCACTGTGTGTTGTAAACTAGACTGATGCCTAGTGCTTAACCCACCAGCATGTGCCGCACTACCAATAACAAAGAGAGAAACGAGCATTAAATATTTTTTCATGCTAGTATAGATATGAAGATCTTCCTATTTATTTATATCCCTTATGATCATTGATAACTTTTTACCTGAAGAAAACCTTAAATTCCTGCAGGAGAGAGTGATGTGGAATTGTAATTTTCCTTTTGATCTTCATAATGATGTCGCTACAGATGGTGATGGAGATCATTTAGATAATTGGTATGGAACTTCTTTGATTTATTATGACTCAAAACCAGTCATAGAATTTTATGAAGATGTGAATAGTATATTTAAAGACAAAATTGAAGACTTTGGTGCATGGTTACGTATCAAGGTCAACTTCTATCCACATACTGCACAGATATATGAGCACAAACAACACTATGATTACAATTTTTCTCATAAAGCAGCGATCTTTTGTTTGAATACATGTGATGGATACACTAGGATAGGTCAGGACATCAAGATAGAAAGCGTCGCAAACAGATTTTATATATTTGATGGATCAATACCCCATAACTCCACAACCACTACAAACACTAAGGGTAGGTTCAACTTCAATTTTAATTATGTAAATGTTAAGAAATTCTTATGAATGGAGGGCTTGACTTTTAAGATTTGTTACATATATAATACGTAATGTAACAAATTGTTAAGATTAACATGACTACAGTAACTGAATCAGGTGGAAGACAGAACATGTATCCAACCGAACCTCGTCCTTATATTGATGAGAACATCTCCTATGAATCATGGGCAAAAAATGCCGAAAAGATCAATGGTAGATGGGCAATGCTAGGTTTAGTTGCTGGTTTTGTATCCTACGTTACCACAGGAAACTTCTTCTTTGGTGGACTCCTAGGATTTTAAATCCATACACACAATCGACACACTTTTAACACAAACAGGTAAAAAACAATGACTCCAGAAGCAGAAAGATTTAACGGATGGGCAGCAATGCTAGGTTTCGTAGCAGCAGTTGGTGCTTATACAACTACAGGTCAAATCATCCCAGGTATATTCTAATGTACCCATCAAATTCTAAAGAAGTAGAAGCACAAAAGGTAGTTGCTGAAAAACTTAACGGTAGATTAGCAATGCTAGGTATCATCGCAGGGATCGGTGCTTACTTAACAACAGGTCAACTCATTCCAGGTTTTGTATAATGAAACATTGGATATTTGCAGAAAAATTAAATGGTAGACTAGCGATGATTGGTCTACTCGCAGCAGTAGTGAACTATGGTTTCACTGGTTGGATCGCCCCAGGTATATTCTAATGAACTATCACGACGTCATGGAAGCGTACAAGAGACCTATGTCTGTACGTTACATTCCATTCTTTTATTTTATTATCGCTACAACTATTACAGCAACAGTTGGACTACCAGTGTATGCTCACGGAATAGTTTAATGTACGTTGATCAACAAACATGGATTCAAACTTTTTTGTTCCCATTCATGCCCGTCATATGTGTGTTCGTAGTTAGTTACTTCATGCTTGGTGATCTCCCTTGGGATGACGACGATGACGATGATGATGGTGGTGGAGGAATTATGATTCCTGCATATAATCCAGTTTAATGTTATAATTAGGGGGTAGTACCCCCTATTTTTATGTCTGGACTTTGGAATAGGATGTGGGCAGACTCATCGTTTGTACCTGCATCAGGACAACCAACTAATAAAACAGATCAAGAACGCATTGAAGATCTAGAGAAGCGTGTTCGTGAACTGGAGTTTCGGTTATCCAAACTAAACGGTATCTAATGATACAAAATATATGAATACATATAGAAGTAAGAATTTAATTCCGATGATTAAAGAAAAAGTTTTTCATATCTACAAAAAGAATACTGAAGAAACTATAGTCATTAAGCACTGCGTAACCGTAGATGAACTAGAGAAAATGATGGCTGATCAGAAAGTTGATTGGGATAACTGGGAGATAGTTCCAGTTGAAAGCGAATACTGTGAAGAGGATGCATCATTCTGATATAAAAAAACACCTTAAGTTTCTTAGAGAAGTAAAGAGAGATCTAAAAAGGAATCCCAAGCACAAAGTTCCCAAACATCCCTTCAAAAATAAGCAAAAATACTCAAAAAATAAGCTTGACGGGAACTTGAGCGATGATGTATGATAAATAAGTAAACAAATGTTACGAAAGTCTGACTTTCAAAACATTATCATTAGGAAGGACCCGAAATTATCGTCACCCTTGCTACAAACTGCTCGCAAACCGAGACCTACAGGCAGTATAATAAGTCGTCTCTCATATCCAGAAGGGAAGGGATTTCTGGAAATATAGTATCGCTTCTAACCCTTGAAGCCCTACTTAAAACGTCTTACTAATGACAACTTCCAATTTAACTCGTAGCAGACAGAGTGGACTCCTACAAGGATGGCCAGAATTCTGTGAGTGGGTTACATCAACAAACAACAGAATATATGTTGGTTGGTTCGGTGTACTCATGATCCCATGCTTGCTAACAGCAGCAGCATGCTTCATCGTTGCTTTCATAGCAGCACCTCCTGTCGATATCGACGGAATCAGAGAACCAGTAGCGGGTTCTTTCATGTATGGTAACAACATCATCTCTGGTGCAGTTGTTCCTTCATCAAACGCTATAGGTCTACACTTCTACCCAATTTGGGAAGCAGCAACTCTAGATGAGTGGTTGTATAATGGTGGTCCTTATCAGTTAGTTATTTTCCACTTCCTTATTGGTATCTCAGCATACATGGGAAGACAGTGGGAACTATCATACAGATTAGGAATGAGACCATGGATATGTGTAGCATATTCAGCACCTGTATCTGCAGCATTTGCAGTATTCCTTGTATACCCATTCGGTCAGGGTTCATTCTCTGATGGTATGCCTTTAGGTATCTCAGGTACGTTCAACTTTATGTTCGTGTTCCAAGCAGAACACAACATTCTAATGCATCCTTTCCACATGGCGGGTGTAGCAGGAATGTTCGGTGGTAGTCTCTTCAGTGCAATGCACGGTTCTTTAGTTACATCTTCTCTAATCAGAGAAACAACTGAGAACGAGAGTCAAAACTATGGCTACAAGTTCGGACAAGAAGAAGAAACATATAACATAGTTGCCGCTCACGGTTACTTTGGTCGTCTTATCTTCCAGTATGCTTCTTTCAACAACTCAAGAAGTCTTCACTTCTTCCTAGCAGTATTCC